TATCTTCATAAGGTGCTTGTACATAAGAATGGTCTGAGTGAGGTAAGAAAGATACTCCACTAATCTCATCAAAATGTTTCCATACCCATGCACCAACTTCAACCCACTCCTCATCTTTAACACTAATAGTAACACTTGGTTTGTGTTCACAGTAGTGTCTCTGATAGATTAACCATGTTTCTAATTGCTCTATTGCTGACTTATCATTTCTAAGTATTGCTCCTACTGGAGCTTTCATAGGGAATGAGAATACAGTTGTAGAGTCAGGTCTGAATGTTTCAGGTTCGTTCTCTACACCATTATCAATTAAGAACTGAGTAATCGGGTCTTTAGTGTCCATACGTACTCGTCTTATGTAATAATCGTTGTGCCTTGCATGTATTCCACTAGCAGAATTGACAAGCTGGCTGACAGTCCCACTAGGCTTAACACAAGTAATAGAAGCAGAAGCAGGTATAGAAAGCTTCTTAGCATATCTTTCATTAGTTTCTCGTGCAACATCTCGTAACCTCTCTAACATTTTAGGGTCAGGATTAGAAGTAATCTTCGCATCCATGATACCTGTTAATGAAACACCAAGCAATCTTTCTTCTGCTGTATTATGTAACCACTCCTGAGAGAGGAACTTAAAGTTAGTTAAAGTAGACTGTAGTGTACCTAGTATAGTAGCTAACCTAATCTTCTCAGTTAGTGTCTCTTCTGTATCACCTTGTCGTACAACAACTTCAGTCAAGTTACAGAACTGTTTATCTCGTAGTATGATTTCACTACAAGGATTAGTTCCATAAGAAGCTTTAGGGTCTCTTCTACCCCACTTAGCTGCTTGCTTCTGTGCGGCTACTCTATTAAAGATACCACGTTCACCTGACTTAGACTTGATAAGAGATACCCATTCTTCCATGAATGTCTCACTATCAGGCTTCTCAGTATAAGCTACAGAGTTATTAGCTAACCCACGATAAGGAGCATTCTCATACCAAGCACCTATCTTAGCTTCTCTCATACGTCTATCAGTTAAGTTAGACAAAGAGATAAGAGCAGAACGTCTTACTCCACCTACTACTACAATCTCACCAACCATACAGATGATGTCATGTACTTCAATAGATGATAACTTACGTCCTACCGCACCTTTAAAGACAGCTATAACAAAGTCAAACAATCTCTTAAGAGGTTCAGGTCCACTAGCACGACCACCAAATGTCTTAAGTCTAGCACCTGTAGGTCTTACCTTAGTGTAATCGAACGTAGGAATATCACCTTCCCATAGACTAGATAGTAACTTCTTAAAGGCTTTAGCCCATCCTAGTTTACTATCCTCAACAACTATAACATCTTCACATTGATTAAGTTCATCAGGTAATGATGGTAGTTTGTTAGTCTCTTGACGTTCAGCAGAGAACCCGACACCTGTACCATTCATAAGTATGTATAGGCATTCAGAGAAGGCTCTCTTGTTATTGATAGCTAGGTAAGAACAGTTGTATGCTGATATATTATCACGCTCACAAGCCTCACCTGCTGTCATCATCAACCTCATAGAAGGCATGATGTCTTGATTAAATACTGCTGTTCTAATATCTTTTAAATCTTTCTTAGCTTCTGGTACTTTCTTAGCTAGGTAACCCACTAATCTATCTACTGTCTCATCCCATGTCTCTCTTCTCTTGAGCTCTGGCATGTATCTAGCATATCGACTATAAGAGATAATCTCTTGATATACTGTTGGCAAACTACTCATCTTTATCATACTCCTCATTTAAATTATCAACTTCTTCGAGTAATTTCTCAAAGTTCTCTTCAATCTTATCTTGAAACTTTTCTATTAGTTCATCTGAATGTATATCTAAAATCTCTAGTAGCATAGTTTCTTCAATCTTTTCTAGCTCTTCACATAGTTCAAAGTGAGTTAGGATAGCTTTCATCTATTTCCTTTCGACTGCAACAGCCTCGTTAGTTTTAAGAATAACATCTATGTCTATCTGACCAGCACCTGCTACAAAACCTATAGCTAGTATCAGAGAACACATAATGTTAGTAAAGAAGTACATCCAGCTATCATTATTTTCCAACATTGAACTTCTCCTTAAGTAATGCCATTGCTATATAGTTAATAGCTCCTAAGAGTTCCCTTTCATACCAGTCATAGTTGTCTGAAGTTCTATTAGCTACTGCTTCAGTGAGTTTCTTTTGAGCTTGTCCTGTTAAGAACCCAGTACCATGAGTCTCTGCAAGAGAGACCCACTGCTGTTTAAGAAAGTCATTACCATTACCATGTCGTTCTGAACCTTTACCATCTGCTGCTTGTTCTACTGCCCTCTCAAATATTAACTCAAGAGGATGGAACTTATCATCTTTTAATCCTAGTATATCTTTCTTCATTACAAGCTCCTTATAAAGTCTGGTTTACGAAGTTCTTTTATAGCCTTACTAGACTTACTATACTTACCACAATCCATACACTGAAATCTCTGATAGGTATTAGTACCCACTAAGGAGAAGCCACGTTTATGTAAATGGTTACCACCACATGAAGGACATACATTCTCTGTACTATGAGTGTTATGATTAAAAGGAGTAACTAACCAACCTAATAATTTTGTATAAACTTCTTCAGTAAGAACAACATCATTACAGTTATACTCTTTCATTAGCTTCCAAGCAGAAGGCTTACCTGCCATGCAATCTATCCACAAGGGCATTCCAGGATGGTCAGTCTTCTTACCTACACCTAATTCCTGTGCCACATAGTCTAGTTTATTACTAGCAAACTTAAACTTACGCTTACATGTTTGTAGTAAATCTATATCCTTATATGGTGAAGGAGGATGCATCTTATGTTTTAGAAACTCCTTATTAAGTATAGGCATGTCAAACCTCTTACCATTATAAGTTATGATAGCTTCAGCTTCATCAACCAACTTATGAATCTTCTGTATCATTACCTTATGACTGTCCTTGTGAGTACTACTGAAGTGTATCTTCTTATCTCCTACCCACTTAGCTGCCCAACATAGTACTGTTGAGCTATTTATTAACTGATTAATGCTGACATTCACATCCCACATACCCCAAACGAAAGCTTGGTGAGGACTCGTTTCTATATCAAGCACTAATATTTTTTTAGAATTTTTCACTGTAATGTAGTACCTCCTATGTCGCTATCAAAATCAAAGTCTTCTTGCATGTCATCCTCTCCTACGTCAATTAAGTTAGCTTGTATTAATGTAGTGATGGCTACTTTAATTAGTGTCTCAGCTTCTACAGCATCAACCTCAGAACCAAAGCTACAACTGCCATCCTCGTTTCTTACAAAGTCTTTTATAATCATCTATGAAATCCTTTCTAGAGTCTAGCCAATCAAACTCTTGTTTGTCTGCCCACATCCCATAAGTTGTCTTACTACCCTTACGAATCTTAACATCAGGATTCATGAATAGAAAAATAATTGTTATATCAGGATGAGACTGTTTAAAGTATACCATCTTCTTACGAGTCTCAAGGTCTAGCTTACCTTTAGCCTCTATATATACATTCTTTTGTCCTAATTTAAAGTCAGGATTATAAGTCCTCTCTATCTCAGGTTGCATGTACTTAATGAAGTCTGGTTCGTATTCAGCAGATGGATAAGCTTTAACTATCTTATTCCATACTACTCTTTCAAATTTACTTCTGAAGGAGTGCATTAAATCTATCTCCATAGTCATCATCAATACTTCGCATAATCCATAGTACTCTAGCGTTCATGAGAAATTCTTCGTCATTGCCGTAGAGGTATCTAACACGATTAAACATTGCCTGTTCGTCTATAACCTTATCTAGTTCTTTGTTAGCTCTTGCTTCTCCCATTCCTTTAATACCCTTAATGTTATCAGAGGCATCACCTTTAATACATTGCTTATAGAATAATCTTACACCTTCTAAATAGGTTTGGTCTAGGAACATATCTTCTTTCTTCCAGTTCTTACCACTAATAGCCCACTGAAAATGTTTTCCAGGAATCATTAGTAAATCCTTATCTAAACTACAGATAATAGTATCATCTGTTTGGTTCATTCCTAGAGAGTCATCAGCTTCAAGACCATTAGGAGCAAGTACTGCTCCCATCTGTTTCATAGCATAAGCTCTACACTCAGGTAGATGTTTAGGTCTCTCTGCTGTTCTATTTGCTTTATACTCAGGATAAACTACCTTACGAAAGTTAGTCTCACCAGTTAGATATGCCTCATACTCAGTAGCTCCTACCTTATCTAGGAGTCTATCGAGTAATGAGTTCATTCTCCATATAGCAATTCCACAATCATCGTCCTCCGCACTAGCCGCAGAACGAAAGCAGACTAAATCCATGTCAATCAATGCCCTCATTATGAAGGTATATCATCCATGTCAA